GTGGTTCGCAAGAATTTATTATCTTTTATACGTTTGCTACAAAAGAATAAATTTGTTTTTGAGGCCGGACCAGGTACTGTTACTCAATCATCCGAATGGGGCATGATTTATAAGTACTTAACAGCTTTTGGCACAGATCAAATTGTTGCTGGGGATTATGGTAAATTTGATAAACGTATGATTGCTGATTTTATATTAGCAGCTTATGAAATTATTGTTAATGTTCATAGAGCTGCTGGATTTACTGAAGAACAATGTCGAACTATTATGTGTATAGGGGAAGATACTGCTTTCCCTGTAACTAATGTTAATGGTGATTTAGTAGAATTTTTTGGTACAAATCCTTCTGGCCATCCATTAACAGTTATAATTAATTCACTTGTTAATTCATTATATATGAGATATTGTTATATATCATTAAACCCGCAAAAAGAAGTACTTACTTTTAAAAACAATGTAAGATTGTTTACATATGGTGATGATAATATTATGGGAGTAAACCCAGTAGCGTCATGGTTTAACCATACTGCTATACAAAATCAACTTCAATTAATTGGTGTAGAATATACTATGGCTGATAAAGAGTCTGAAAGTGTACCATTTATAAATATATCAAATGTTTCATTTCTCAAACGACAATGGCGTTGGAATGATGATATAAATAATTGGGCAGCTCCTTTGGAGGAAGCTTCAATTATTAAATCATTAACCATGTGGGTGCCATCCAAAACGGTTGATAAATATAAACAAATGGTTGATGTTATAAGTAGTGCTAATTCAGAATTCTTTTTCCATGGTAGAGAAATTTTTGAATTACAACATTTGAAGTTTAAACAGGTTTTGGAACGTGAACCTTACACGTTCTATGTAAATGAATCTACATTACCAACATATGATATGTTGGTTCAAAGATTCTTGAAGGCTTCAGAGCCTTATGAGTGTCAAAACTCAGATTCTTGATAGACTGAGCTATCTATCAAGTCTTATTAAATAGTTTTTCAATTTAAATATTTTAGGTCGTTCCGCCTGTGTATGCGGTTCAAGTGTTGATGTGGTGACCGAAACAACCACACCAACATGTTGGTATAAAAGAGCCTACATGTTGTGTATTAATTCTTTAATGGTACAATCTTCTGATGAATCAGAGCAAACTTCTGATTATGTGGAGAGTAAAACCTCAACCACATCTGAGAATGTTACTTTTGTTGATTCTCAAGTGGTAGCAGAGGATACAAGTTATCGTAAAGTGCCTATAATTTCTTCTAGTATTTCAGATGGTACTTCTTTAGCACGATTTTTGAGTCGTCCTACTCTTATTAAAACACATACTTGGTCAACTTCACAAACCGTCGGTAATGTGTCTGTTGATGCACAAATTAAACCATGGAGTTTATTAGCTAATGATTCAGTAATTAAAAACAAGTTACAAAATTATGCCTTTTTTCGAGGCAAATTATGTTTAAAATTTGTTGTAAATGGTACTCCATTTCATTATGGAGCATATATGATATCTCATGAACCCAATACAGGACATAGAGCTAGTAGGATTGCACAACCATCAGTTGTTGCAAATGATGTTCGCTTAGCAACCCCTTATTCACAGTTGCCACATGTTACTTTGTATCCTGCTGATAATGCTTCAGCAGAATTACATTTACCATTTTTTACAAATAGATCTTGGTTGAGTATACCAGGGACTGTAGATTTTGTAAATATGGGGACTTTGTATTACTATATTCTTAGTCCTTTAAGAGTAGCATCATCTTCAGCATCTTCATCTGTCACTATTCAAACATATGCTTGGTTTGATGAAGTTGAATTAACTGGTTCAACTTCTGCATTTGCTTTGCAATCAGGCGATTTTTCATCTACTTGTGATACTATCGCTGACGCGGGTTCTAAAATCGCAACAGCTACCGCTTATGTTTGTCCAGAAATATCAGCAGGTGCTACTGCTATTTCTGAACATGCATCGAAGGCTGCTCGAGCTGCAGAAGCACTTGGTTTTTGTAATTTGCCTATAACAGAAGATGTTAGGGCTTATACTCCTATGCCATTTTCACAAATGTCTACTTCTGAAATTTCAACTGCGGTTCAGAAATTAACTTTGAGTCCTTCTCAAGGTGTTTCAATTGATCCCCAGTTGGTGGGTATGGAGCCAAAGGATGAGATGGCAATGTCTTATATATTGCAAAAACCGTCAATATTAACTGTTGCTCATTGGAGCACTACTGAAATTATTGGTCATAGAGCTTTTGGAGCTGCTGTCTCACCTTCTTTATTTAATTTGCAAAAAGTTGGTTCACCAACTAAGTGCTATACTGTAAACCATACTTATATGTCATATTTGCAATCAATGTTTACATATTGGCGAGGTGATATCATTTTTGATATTGATATTATATGTACTAAATTTCATAAAGGACGTTTGTTGGTGCAATGGGATCCTGTTTTGGGTGGGTCTGTTAAATCCGTCAATACTGTGTACTCTACTATTATTGATATAGGTGAAACTAATAAGGTTAGTATACGGATTCCATTTCATCAACGATT